ATGGACGTATATCTCCCTTGAATGACAGCGTAAGCCATGAATAAGACCGAACAGGTCATAATTAGTGGGCACCAAGTCGAAACAGGCTCAAATCGGCTGCAAACGGTTTTGGTACCTGAATCAGCTACGCTATTTGGCTCTCCAACGCCTAGAATCTGCACTCCGCTCAATGATTTACCCTCTAGGGGCTTTGAAGTCATTGATCTAGCTGCGGAACTAAAGCAGGAACTCATGCCATGGCAGAAGTTTGTGCTGGAGCATGGGCACAAGGTTAAGCCGGATGGACGCTGGGCAACTCCTACGGTCTGCACGACGGTGGCCAGACAAAATGGAAAATCATATTTGATGAACATTCGAATCTTGGCTGGGCTGTTTCTTTGGGATGAATCGATTCAGATCGGATCAGCTCATAGGTTGTCCACATCCTTTGAACAGTTTAGACATTTGGAACGTCTGATCGAGGGTAGCGATTTTCTCAGCAAACAGGTCAAGCGGATTCGCAGACGTCATGGCGAAGAAGAAATCGAGACAACTTTGGGTACGCGATTTATGATCCGCGCATCTGGATCGGCAGCTCGTGGAATTTCTGCACCATCTACATTGCATCTTGATGAATTACGTGAAATGAAGGATATGGAAACGTTTGCGAGTTTGCGCTATACCCTGATGGCGGCGAAAAATCCCATGGTCATCGGCTATACGAACGCAGGTGAAAGTACGTCCCTAATTCTCAACCAGCTACGTGAACGTGCCATGGCTGCAATTGCCGGAGCTGATGATCCGGAGATTGGGTACTTTGAATGGTCTGCTCCAACCGATGTGATCTCATTGGAAAACGCTACTTATAGCAATCCGGCACTTGGCCACACTATTAACGTCGGCAATATCAAATCGGTACTCAACGATGATCCATCAGTAGTGATGACCGAGGTTATGTGCCGATGGGTGCAGACAATTACAGGAGTGGTCGATGCCGATAAGTGGAAAGATTGCGGTGATTCAGAGCTTGATCTTGATCCAGAAAAATTGACGTGGCTGGCCATAGACGTTTCGCCGGATCGTAAAAATTGTGCATTAGTCGGGGCGCAGAAATTAGGCTCTGAGGATTTTGTCGTCAAGCTGCTTCATACATGGAAAAACGATTTACATCTGGATGATCGAGCCATTGCCAATGACGTTGCTCCATATTGCCGGAAGTTTCCGATTGAATACTTGCTGTATTCGCAAAGAGCATCGGGATCAATTGCAACGCGGTTACGTCCAGCGGGAATTCCAATTCTGGACATGGATTCTAACTATCCGCAAAGCTGCGACGAGCTTTTGGGCGCAATTAACTCGGGTCGGCTAAAGCACCGAAATCAAGGCGAACTCACAACTCAGATTCTTTCAGCTGTAAAGTTCCCGCGCGGTGATGCAGGTTGGGTCATCGGACGTCGTGGATCGGCAATTGTCTGCGCCGCCGTTGCCACAGCTTTGGTTACACATTACGCGACACGCCCAGAGACGGAGATTGACATACTCGTTGGGTAATGATCTATGCGTGGGAAAATTTACGCATGGGAATTTTGGACATTTTTGCGACTCGTAGGGTTGAAGTTGTTGCGCCAGTATTGGGCGCTGACGTAGCGGCTTCACTTGGTCCAGTCACGACACTTGATTCATTGACGCCATTCTTCGGCGGTTCAAATACAGCTACACGCGAACAAGCTATGTCCGTTCCAAGCTGCGCTCGCGCCAGAAATATTATTTGTTCATCCATCGCCAGCATTGGTCTTGAAGTTATTGATAGATCAACCGGAATGGAAGTCGAAGGTGCGACTCCACGTGTAATTCGCACACCTGATCCACGGATACCAGGCAGCGCGACCTATGTTTGGACTTGTGAAGATTTATTATTTTACGGTTACGCATATTGGCAAATCACAGAATTATTTCAAGATACTTTCCGCGTTCGAAGTGTGCAACGCGTTTCACCAACTCGCGTCACGATTCAAACAAACTCTTTGGCAACCGAGATCGAGTATTACATGGTCGATGGATCGCCGGTTCCTAATAGCGGCATTGGATCGCTTGTAGTTTTCAACGGTAATGATGAAGGCTTGCTCAATCGCGCTGGTGCAACGATCCGCACAGGAGCCGAACTAGAACGTGCCGCAGCGATGTACGCGCGCGAGCCAATTCCGTCAATGGTACTTAAATCAAACGGCACGGCACTCCCAGCTGATCGCATTGCAAAATTGCTTGAGGCTTGGGGTGCAGCTCGCAGAAATCGTGGAACGGCATTTCTTAATAGTGACGTTGAACTGCAAACTGTTGGATTCGATCCGGAGAAATTACAATTATCAGCTGCGAGAAGCTATATTGCGACTGAACTTGCACGTGCTTGCGGAATTCCGGCGTATTACATTGATGCCGAAACTGGATCATCAATGACGTATTCCAACGCTGTAAATCAGCGTCAAACCCTGCTCGATTTCTCTTTGATTCCATTGATGACCTCAATATCCGAGCGTTTATCAATGCCAGATTTTGTGCCATCATCGCAGGAAGTCAAATTCGATCTTTCAGATTATTTGCGCGGTTCAGATTTGGAACGTGCAAACATTTATAAGGTACTCAACTCAATCGTCGATCCTGTGACGGGCCAATCAGCTCTTACAGTCGATGAGATTCGTCAATCAGAGGATATGATCACATGAAAGTAACAACACCATTCACGATCACAGCTGCCGATTCAGAGGCTCGCACAATTACCGGGCAAATTGTGGCTTTTGATACAGCTGCCAACGCATCAACCGGAAAAGTCATGTTTAAGTCTGGATCATTGAATCCAACAAACGTGAAACTCAATCTTGAGCATGATTCAGCTCGTCCAATTGGAAAAACTTTAAGCATGGAATTATCACCAGATGGAAAGTCAATCAATGCAACATTCAAGATCAGCAAGACAACAGCTGGAACAGATGCCATCCAAGAGGCAATCGATGGACTGCGCGATGGCTTTTCAGTCGAAGCAAACGCCAGCGAATTTGGTCACAATGAGGACGGCACTATGGTCGTTTCAAAAGCAGATTTGGTCGGTGTTGCTTTGACGCACAATCCGGCATTTGATTCAGCACGTGTGTCAAATGTCGCGGCAACTACCGCACCAGAAGATTCTGAATCGTCACCCGATGATGCAGAAGCACAACCACAACAACCAACAGAAGGAGACGTCGTGGAAAACACCGTCACAGAGCCAACTGCCGCCGAGACGGTAGAAGCTTCAGCAAAGGTCGAGGCAGCAGCAACGCCAAAGCCTGTTAATTTCATCGCAACACGCAACCCTGTAGTCGATCCAGCAACATTCTTGATGCACAAGGTCGCAGCTACTCGCGGAAATGAGCAATCACGCGCATTTATCGCAGCGGCAACAAGCACATCAGACAATCCCGGCTTGATCCCCACGAGACAGCTCCGCGAGGTCGTGAACGGGTTGTCAGACAATGTAAGAGCTTCAATTGATTCGATCAGCTCAGGAGTTTTGCCTGATGCTGGCCTTGTTTTTCAGATTCCAAAGGTGACTCAGCTGCCAGATGTATCTCAGGTAAATGAACTTGGAGCTGTAACACCAGTCGAGCTGCACACAGACTTTATTGATGTTGACGTCAAGTCATTCAAGGGATCTCAAATCATGTCAGTCGAACTTGCAGACCGATCTGATCCGTTGTTCTTTTCTGAGTTAATTTCAACTCTCACTTCACAATATGCACGCGCAACAAACGCGTACAACTCAGCGCAGATTATTGCTGGTGCAACAAAGACTGCAACGGGTTACGGCACAGACATCACAGCAGCAGAATTGCTTGCTTGGGTTTCAGGTGGCGCAGTTTCAGTTTATGCAAACACTTTCAAATTTGCTGACGCAATCGTTGTTTCTCCAGCAATGTGGGGACGCATCATGTCATTCAACGTCGATGGACGACCAATTTACAACGCGCTACAGCCACAGAACGCCGCTGGTAATGCACAGCCACGCAGCTTGCGCGGTTCAGTAAATGGAATCGATCTTTGGGTTGATACAGCACTTTCAGGCACAGGAGACGATTCAATGTATGTCATCAATCGCGATGCTTATACATGGTACGAATCTCCACGCCTAGAACTACGTACAAACATCATCTCAGATGGTTCAGTCGGAATCCTTATGTACGGTTATGGCGCAACAGCGACCAAGATCGCAGCGGGCGCATACGCGTTTAACAAGGACTAATCCAAACAATTAGACATCGACTGGTTCGCTCCCGAGCCAGTCGAGCAGAATAGGAGACGGAAATGCCAAATATCATCACAGCCGACGAGCTGCGTACGGTGCTTGGCGTTTCTGAATCTCTTTATAGTGATGCTTATCTGGATCAGATAATTAATTCGGCTGAACTCACAATCTTGCCTTTATTGACGCAATACCAGTCAGCCATCGCGACGACTCGCATAAGTAATGGGGTCGTATATTGCACGACATTACGGCCTTGTTATTTTGCGGTGGGCCAGTCAGTCGTGGTGGCTGGTTGCGGCAATCTCATCGATGGCACTTACGATATTTCAACTCATTCAGTCAATGCTTTTGAATTCAGTTTTGAACTAGCCGAAGCGGATCGCGTTTTATACACGATCATTCCAGCTGGTTCAGCAACTTTAGACGGCTCATCAGCTGCAGAACTCTATGCAAACGTTCCACCGGTAAAATCCTCAATTCTTGTAGTTTCGGTTGAAATCTTTCAATCCGTTACAGCTTCAGGCAATATGACAGTCAGCGAAAACTTTCAACCATCGCCATTTGTTTTGGGTAGATCACTTCAAAGCCGCGTCATTGGCTTACTCAGCCCATTTATAGACGTCGAAACGATGGCGCAATGACAATCCAATCAGAGGTTCGCGCACCCTTAGCAACGGCGTTGGCTGGCGTTACAGCATCAGTTTATGAAGCACCACCAGAGACGATCATTGCTCCGGCTTGCGTAATCTTGGCTGATTCTCCGTACCTTGAAAGCACTTTGCTTAATGGATCAGTAACCAAAGTCAAGATCAACTTTATTATTTCGGCGGTTGTCGCCTATAACAACAACGCAGGTGCGCTCGATGGTTTAGAGCAGCTTGTCATTCAGATTCTCGGTGCTATGCCAGCGGGATACGTGGTCGGCGACGTTGAACGTCCGGCGATCATGAACGTTGGAACTGGATCATTCTTAATGGCTGATCTATCAGTTTCAACATATTACACACAGGAAAACAACTAAGGAGATCAGAAATGCCAACATCGATCATAACTGGCAGAGATATCACTTTCACGATTGATGGTGACAATTTCGACGCTCAGGCTACATCAGCAACATTGACAATCGATTCGACTGTCAATACGTACCAAACTTTAGATGGAAAAAGTTATTACACGACAGATTCACAGGGTACTTTCAACGTCGAATTGCTGCAGGATTTCGGAGCTGGAACATCACTTTGCGAAGCTCTTTGGAACGCAGCTGCAACAACTCCAAACACATCACTACCAGTATTGTTCACAGTTAATGGCGTGGCTTATGCGTTTAGCGTTCAACCTATATTCCCAGACTTGGGCGGTACAGCACCAGACGCATTGACGGCTTCAATGTCGTTCACTTGCGTTACAACTCCAGTACTAGACTAATTACAAAGAATCGGGAGCAAAAATGAAACTACCAATCACAATCGAATACAACGGCGGTCAAACTGAAACCTACGTGGCACAACCACCAGAGTGGGCTAAATGGGAGACTAAGACTGGCTTTACGATCCAACAGGTTCAAGAAAAACTTGGGATCGCTGATTTGATGTTTTTGGCGTATCACGCCATGAAGCGCAATGAAGCTGGAAAGCCAGTCAAGCCGTTTGAAGTGTGGATGGAAACTGTCTCGGACGTTAGTGCGGGGGAAAACGACCCAAAAGCCACAAGCGCGGAAGCCTAAGCCGTCTCATCGTGGAGATTGCAATTGCAACGCAAATCCCGATGAGCGAATGGACAAGCGCAGAGGACATTCTTACGGCTTTGGAGATATTGGAGAAGCGCAATGGCTGATGACATGATTGCATACGACAAAAGCGATCTACGAGCCATTTATGCCGCTTTTAAGGCTATGGACGAAGAAGCTGTCGCAGCTGCAAAAAAGGAATCAAACGCTTTGGCTACGTACCTCAAAGGCAAGATTGAATCAGCTGCGGGATCGGCAAATAACAAAGTCGCTCCGTTAATCGCTGCCGGATCACGTGTTTCAAAGTCTGCCAAAACTGGTGAGATTTCATTTGGTTACGCATCGCAAAAATTAAGCGGTGGTGGTACTACTCAACAATTATGGGGCGGCTACGAATTTGGATCAAATAAATTTAAGCAATTTCCGGTTTGGTCGGGTAGCGAAGGTCGCGGATCACGTGGATGGTTCATTTATCCAACCCTGCGCGCCGAACAGCCTTATATCATCAATGAATGGGAAAATGCGTTTAGTCGAATCTTAAAGGAGTGGTGAGATGGCTGTAGGCGGTTCAAGAACCTTAAAGCTTACCATTCTTGGTGACGTTGATAATCTTAAAAAGTCGCTCAGTCAAGCTGACGATGACGTCAAAAAATCGTCCAGCGGATTAGGTGATTTTGCAAAAAAAGCGGGTCTGGCATTTGCTGCGGCTGGTTTAGCTGCAGCCGCTTATGCTGGCAAATTACTTATTGACGGCGTTAAATCAGCAATTGCAGATGAAGCTGCACAAGCAAAACTCGCAACGACATTACAAAACGTTACAGGTGCAACAAATGCACAAATCAAGGCAACTGAAGATTACATAACAAAAACATCTCTAGCATTTGGTGTTACTGATGACGATTTGCGTCCATCGCTAGATCGATTAGTAAGAAGCACAAAGGACGTTGCCGAAGCACAAAGATTGCAACAAATTGCACTAGACGTTTCAGCGGGTTCCGGAAAAAGTTTATCTGCCGTAAGTGAAGCAATTTCGAAGGCTTATGACGGGAATTTTGCCGCGTTGAAAAAACTTGGTATTCCATTGGATGAAAGTATTATCAAGACGAAAGATTTTGACGGGGCAATGGCAGCATTATCTGCCACATTTGACGAACAAGCCTCAATTCAAGCCGATACGTTTCAAGGAAAAATGGCACGGCTGAACATTGCATTTAGCGAAGCAAAGGAAACTGTCGGAAGTTATATTCTCGACGCATTGACTCCGTTGCTCACTTCAATCGTAAATGTTGGTATTCCGGCAATTTCGAACTTTGCCAATACTTTAGGCGAAAAACTTGGTCCAGCATTTGCATCAATATTCAAGTTTATTCGGGACGATCTATTGCCAATTTTTAAAACATGGTGGAAATTCTTGTACGAGGAAGTAGTGCCCGCAATTGGCGCAATTATTGGACCAGTACTTCAAGGGTTGAAAGACGCATTTGATAAGATCAAAACAGCTTTAACCGAGAACTCCGCGGCATTGCAACCATTTTATGATTTATCAAAAAAACTATGGGAATTTATCCGGACGTATCTTGCTCCATTATTGGGCGGGGCGTTCAAACTTGCCCTAGAAGCAATTTCCGATCTGGTCGTTACCCTGATTACTGGATTTTCACAATTGGTTGGCTTTATGTCCAAGGCTTACGATCAAGCAAAAAGGGTTGTTGATTTAATAAATAACAACAAAGATTTATTTGGCGCGAGCGCAGGAGTGTTGCCTTTTGTTATCGCCAAAATAGCGGGCAAAGCTACCGGTGGACCAGTTACAGGCGGCACTCCGTACGTCGTGGGCGAACGTGGTCCAGAATTATTTACTCCATCAGGCAACGGATTTATTACGCCAAATAACCGTTTGGGTGGATCATCCGGTAACACGTTTAACATCACCGTTAATGGCGCAATTGATTCCGAGGGTACGGCTCGAAGCATCATCAACGTACTTAATAACAGCTTCTATCGTGGCACAGGCGGCGCAACGGCTCTGGTGTCGTAATGACGTTATTTAACCCAGTCTGGCGCGTCCAGATCGACGGTGTTAATTACACCAATTTCGTACTTGCTAATTTGACGATCAACTCTGGTCGCACCAATATCTATGAACAAGCCCAAGCCGGATATTGCAACATTCAGCTCCTCAACATCGATCAGACAGACATTGAATTTACAATCAATAATTCAGTCACCATCGAATTGCAAGATTCGGCAGCTGTATTCATCCCAATTTTTGGCGGGACTATCGTCGATCTCGGAATTGAAATCGCCGAGGTTGGATCGGTTGGATATACGCAGCGGGTCAATATTACGGCTACGGGCGCATTGTCTCGATTGCCAAAAGCATTGACCGATGGTGTTTTACATAAAGAATTTGACGGTGATCAGATTTATGATGTTTTATTTGATTTACTCTTAAACAACTGGAGCGAAGTACCAGCTGCATTGCAATGGCAAAATTACGATCCAACAATCACATGGGCTAATGCTGAGAACGTTGGACTAGGTGAGATCGATAGACCAGGCAATTATGAACTAGCTGCCAGATCATCAAACCGTACAGACACTTATTCATTGATTTCAGCTCTTGCAACTTCAGGTCTTGGCTACATTTACGAGGATGCTCAAGGTCGAATTTCTTACGCTGATTCAACTCATCGATCAATTTATTTGGCTACTAACGGATACACCGATGTTTCAGCTAATCAAGCTCTAGCCTCTGGGCTTTCGATCCAGACCAGAGCTGGCGACGTTCGAAATGCCGTAACCGTAAAATACGGTGCGACTTCATCGTCGGAGCGATCAGCCGAGGACTTGGTTTCAATTGGAATTTTTGGACGTTTATCGCAAATCATTTCAACCACTTTGCATAATTCAGCCGATGCCACGTCGCAAGCCAATTTCTATTTGACTCTACGCGCTTACCCGCTTGCAATGATGCAATCGATCACTTACGAGCTTACAAACCCCGAAATTGACAATGTGGATCGGGATGCTCTGATCAACATATTTATGGGCTTGCCGCTTCGAATTTCAGATTTACCATTGAATATGAACGCCGGAACTTATGCGGGTTTCGTTGAGGGTTGGACATTCAATGCCGCGTACAATCAGATTAGTGTAACGGCTTTATTGTCGCCGCTGGCATTTAGTATTCAAGCGATGAAATGGGAAGATGTTTCGTTGCTTGAAAAATGGAACACCATTTCAGGGACTCTGGAATGGCAAGACGCCACGATTGTGGCATAAGGAGAAGCAATGACAAACCCGACGAGTAACTTCGGCTGGCAGATGCCGACCAATACCGACTTGGTTACTGATCTACCGGCTGATTTTGAAGTCTTTGGGCAAGCTGTCGATACATCGATGGCTGATCTTAAAGGCGGTACAACAGGTCAAATTCTTTCAAAGACAACAAATGCAGATATGGACTTTACTTGGATCGCCAATGATCAAGGTGATATTACAGGCGTCACAGCTACTAGCCCACTTACCGGCGGCGGTACATCAGGAGCCATTACCATTGGAATTCAAGACGCCACAACATCCGTCAAGGGATCGGTGCAGCTTTCAGATTCCACATCAACAACATCATCAGTCTTGGCTTCAACTCCGACGGCAACAAAATCGGCTTACGATCTAGCCAATGCCGCAATTCCGAAATCCACGGCTACTGCAAAAGGTAACGTTTTTACAGCTACAGCGGCATCTACTCCTACGGTTTTAGCCGTTGGTACAAACGGTCAATATTTGCAAGCAGATTCCACAGCCGCAACCGGATTGAAATGGGCAACAGTAACTTCTAGTCCGACATTCGTTGGCTGTTCATTACAAAAAGCCACACAATCTTTGACAAGCGGCACTTACACAGCAATTTCTTTTAATGTGGAAACAAACGATTCAGATGGTTTTCACGACAACACAACAAACAACAGCCGAGTTACAATTCCAGCCGGTAAAGCTGGGCGTTATCTGTTAATTGCCACTCTCAATTATGATCAATCCAATGGCGTAGGTGGTCGTTATGTAGGTTTCGCCGTAAATGGCACTTTAGTAACTGATACGGCTATTGGTTTAGGAACTGGCGGCGTACCGGCTGCAACCATATTTCTAACTTACTCAGCTATCATAAATCTATCGGTGGCTGATTATGTTGAGTGTTACGGGAAACAAACTTCCGGCGGTGCTTTAAGCGTTATTGGTAACGCATCAGGTGTTGGAATTACCAACTTTAATGTTACATATTTAGGAGCATAAGATGATTGAATTTGCTAAACCAAAAAATCTTAATGGCACAGAATTGATGTCAGAATTAAATGCAGCTGGAGTTTTGATTTTGCAATCTCCCATGCTTGATGGAAACGAAAATCTGTTTCTTGATGTAACTGAAGCCGACAAAGCCAAAGCGGAAACTGTTGTTGCAGCACATAACGGCACAATGATCGCGCCGGCTGCAACTATCGAACAAAAATTGGCAACCGTTGGTCTATCGCTTGACGATTTGAAGGCTGCATTGGCGTGACATTGCTTTCGTCTAACGGATGGATCGCATCAAAAGATGCAGCTGAAATCCAAATCATCAGCGTTCCAATTGAGGGAACAAAGGTCAAGGTGCGATGCGCGAAAGCTGTCGCACCGTTGATCGCTGGCTTTTGTAAAGAATTCAATGAGCTGATCGAGCCAATCGAAGGCGGTGCGCTGGATGACTGGGGTTACTGTTTCCGAAATGTACGTGGATCGACTGACAAGCTCTCCAATCACTCATCCGGTACAGCCATCGATCTCAATGCCACAAAACACCCTTTGGGGAAAGCCGGAACATTCCCGAATGAAAAAGTACCAATGATCCGCGCTTTGGCTAAGAAATACGGAATGATTTGGGGTGGAGATTTCAGATCGCGTCCAGATGAGATGCACTTTGAAATTGCCATAACGCCAGCCAAAGTAGCTGCGTTAATCGGGAGCCTTAGCAAAGGAGATACTGATGAAAGAAGCTAAAGCAATGCTTGCGTCATGGTTAAGAGGCTCTGTAGCCGGTGCGCTGGCTGTCTATATGACCGGCAATTCCAATCCAAAGGATTTAGCAATGGGATTGCTCGCTGGTGTAGTGCCATTGGCAATGCGTTGGGCTAATCCGAACGACGTGTCTTTCGGCTCGAAAAAGTGACCGTAGGCGAATGGACGGCTGTTGGTGGTTTTGTTCTAGCGGTACTTGCAGCCATCTATTCGTCAATGCGAATCATCATCAAATCGGTGATGAGCGAATTGTCTCCGAATTCCGGTTCGAGTTTGAAGGATCAAGTCTCTCGGATCGAAGCTCGTTTGGACTATCTATACACCAAACTCATTGAGGAAAAATAGGGGTTTCGACACGCCGTAAATCACGCGGGAATCTTGATTTTGTCAGATAAGGCTGTCACTCTCTATTTCGGGAGCTGATACGCAGCTCTCAGAATCGGGAGCTTCAAATGAATGAATTATCTATCGTGATCTTTATGATCATCGCTGGTGCTTTATGGTCTCTAATGGCTTACTCAGTCGGTTTCAAAGAGGGTGAGCGCAAAGGCTATCGAAAAGGTCGCGCCATCTCACGCCACATCGCAGCTGGTAAAAAGGTGGCTAAATAATGGGATTCTTGGATAACTATGAAGGCAACAAGGAACGCACAGATCGCTGGATCAAGACTTTTCCAGAAGGTCGGCTCGAAGCCACAATTGTCAATTTTGATGGTGAAAGAGGATCAATACTCGTACGTGCGGCAGCTTGGCGCAACCAGACGGAGACGGAGCCAGCGGGGATCGATTTCGCATACGGTTATCTGGCTGCCTATAACGCCAATATGAAACGCTGGTTTGTCGAGGATACAGTTACATCAGCTTTAATGCGCGTCATGGCTCTAGTCATGGGCGGTACTGAAAAGGCTACTCGCGAGACAATGCAACAGGTCGAGACGATGAGTGCCAAAGTCGCTACAGCTGATCCAAAACAAGATTACGACTATTGGACAACCAAATTTGGTGACGTCCCATCATTCAAATCTGCTGATGAATTATCCGATGCTGAAAAGGCTCAAAGCCTAGGTGGAGCAATCCAAGAGGTGACGTCTCAACTGGGTGGTGAAATGCTGGCAGAAGCTCCACAATGCGTTCATGGGCACCGTATTTGGCGCGAAGGCGTATCAGCCAAGACCGGTAAATTATGGGGCAATTACAGCTGCGTTGAACGTAAGCCAAAGCAATGCGAACCGGTGTGGTACGTATTCACATCACGTGGAAAATGGGAGCCACAAGTATGAGCGACTACATGGAGATCATTTATCCGCAATCAATGACGGCAAAATTGTTATACAACGGTGAAGTGGTCGAGGAATACAAAGTCGAACAATGCGATAAGTGTTCGAAGCTTACAAGGTTTGATTCATTTGGTTATCAAAAGGGCTACGACGGCAGAGAAAATATTATCTGGTTTTGCGGTGATTGTCGATGATCCTTGTGCGTTTATCGCGTGAAGATGAGATAACAGCTCATGCAACCGGATTGGCACGTGAATCCAGATATGGATCAAATCCCAAATTTAACGGCAACAAAGGCAATTTTCACAATGGCGTCGTGATCCATTCTGAAGCTGCCGGAGCTGAGATGGCGGTGGCTCGCTACTTTGGAATTGATGACTTTACGCCAACGGTCAATACATTCAAGAATGAACCGGACGTTGATCTCAATGGCTTAGGGCTTGAGGTAAAGCAGACGTCGCATAAGAACGGTCATCTCATCATTACAGACGATGATCGTGATACCGATATTGCGGTGTTAGTCGTAGGCGAATCACCGTCATATTACGTCGTGGGCTGGATACCGGTGGGCGTTGCTAAACGTCCGAGATTCCAATCAGCTCAGGGCGGTTACTGGGTTAGCCAGATCAATCTTCAGCCAATCGAAACATTAAGGAGAAGCAAATATGTCAATACTGGAATTTGATTGTTCGATATGTGCAAAGCTCTACGGAAAAGCAAAACAACGTCATGGACTTAAAAAAGGTGCTGAATTGACCGAGCATGAATGGTTTGCACAATGTCTGGGATGTGGTGCATTTGGTATCAAGATCGTTGATGACTCTAAGATTGATGAGTTAAGTCTATGAATAAGTTATCCACAGACGTTATCCACAGGTGTGTAAAACTTGTGGATGACACGCCAGAAGTACGCCTAAGTTATCCACTTACTCATGAGTAACTTGACAGCGATGCTAGCATCACAACTCGCTGGCGAGCCGCTGAAGCGGGTAGCTCGCATGCGAAGTTTGGTGCTTGTGGGAGTGCTTTGTGTAATTGGGATTACGCCAGCAAAAGCAACTTCATATTCAATAGATCATCTTAAACTTTATGCTCATTCTAGGTTGATTGACTATAAAGAATTTCAATGCTTTAACAAGATCATCACTAAGGAATCCAGATGGAATTACTTAGCTCGAAACAAAAGTCATTACGGCTTAGGACAGATGCGATCAAAGTATTACGGAACACTTGATCCATATAGCCAAATTGATGCCACAATCAAATACATCAATGGGCGATATGGTTCGATGTGTGCAGCTTGGCAACACCACTCGAAGGGCTGGTATTAAATGTCTAAAGCTTGGCAGAATGGAACGCCAAAGGGATGGCGAAAGATTAGGCTACGCATCTTGGCGCGTGATAACTATTGCTGCCAAATATGTGGGCAGACCGAGGGTAGATTGCACATCGATCATGTGATTCCAAAGCGTTTAATGGGCTCTGAAGGCGATTATGATCAGAATTTACGGACTCTGTGCCAAAAGTGCAATTTATCCAAAGGTGGTCGCTTTTTTGGAGATGCTTTAACACC